GGATATTACTACTAGTTGCACTTAGTGTTAATACTGGTTTTACAGCACCCTCACCAACCCCTAGAATAGCTACTCCTGCAACATTAGGTGTTAATGTAACAGCATCGGCAATAGTTTCCGCATGTCCTGGCATAACAATAATTTTATCGCCACGATTTGCCACACAACGACCCAAAGCACCTTGAATAGTTGCCATGGGTCTTTCGGGAGTTCTGCCATCGTTTTGATCGCTTGCTCCTCTGGAACGTGGTAAAATAGTTGTACTATTACATACGTAAAATACGTACCCTTTTTGGTGTACATTCAAGCTTATGCCTGAAATTTCAACACCATCTTTAAATCGGCCAAATTGACTTCGAGCCATAATAATTTTCCTCTTTTTCTTGTGAACCGAAATTCGGCAAAGGGGCCGTAGCCCCTCAGTCAAATCACAATTTAAAATTGCCTATTAGGCACCTTGTGAACCGTAGATTCCTCTAGGGTCAATCCATCCTAATGAATAACGTTCGCTAGCTTTGAACTTCATATTTTCAGTATCAAAGTCAGGAGTATCGTTATCCATTTCCATAGCACGACGTTGATACATTACCATACCATCATCAGCATCTGTTAAAACAAACCATGCATCCGTATCACCTAAATAATGATTAACCGTATAACCGCCTGGTATAATCCCAGTAGAATATACAGGGCTAATATTATTATTAGCAGAATCTAATTGATATTGAGTTTTCAATAAAACTTCAGCATCAAACTTTAATTCCTTAGGTACAATCAACTTGCGTGGGCGTACTAAGATACGGTTATTTGCATCATCACGGAAATTCGCGATATCGATATCCATTTGACGCATGGATTCTTCAGATAGATCTGCATCAGTGGTTAACTTATTGTTATAAGTACCGTTTGTCTTTTGAAGGACATGGGCCGTACTACATAATTGAACACCATCAAAACCCACATAGGAGCTATTAAATGCACGATCAAGTACTAATGCAGCGTTAATTTCCTTAGTCTGACGCATAGAACGTGCTAAGAATTTAGCCCGTTGTTCAGCGATCTGATTATAAAGATTATCTTCTACAGCTTCTCGAGTAATGAAGAAACCTAAACCATAGACGATATGCACGAAACGTACAAGAGCGCCTTGTCCAGCATCATCATATGCAATTGATTCACCTTGTGGTTTAACAACTGCTAGCCCGAAACCATAATGATTTACCGCTTCTTCAAAGTTTTGACTCGATTGTCTCATTTCAAAGATTTCTTGGTATTCCTGTGGCTTTTCTATATAGGCACCACCAAACCAAATATCAACACCAGGCTTTAGGGCCTTAGCGTATGAACTTAAATTTATCATATTATTATATTATCCTCTTATTGAAACTGTGGAACGCCCATCATAACAACCCAAAGGCCAAGTGTACTTGCCGTTGTTGCCATAATTGCATTATCTGCACGTTGTAAGAGTTCTACAATATACAAATCACCATCTGTAGTAGCAGTAGAAGAATCTAACTGTACTGTTGAATTCCAAGTAGATGTATTTGCATTTCCGATTGTTGCAAAATCAGCGAATGTACCTACGGCTGCTGCGGCTAAAGGTGTTGTATCTCCATCTTCTTGAATAATGAATTCTACATCACGGTGGTCAAGGACGTATACATAGCCCTTATCAGCGGCTAGAAATCCTCGTTTTGTTAGATCACTAGGATCAGGATCTCTACCCACTACTACACCAACTAGGGTGTTAGCATCTAAATCTGCTGTTGCCCTTGTAACCAATGGTATACCAGAATTTGCATGCTCTGTTGTTTCAGAACCACCCGCCAATATGACTGGGTCCCCAATTCCTAGGATAACCGAAGCTTCCTTTTTATAACGCGTGATTCGCGAAGACCAATTAGCTACGCTTCTTGATCTAAATGGTATTAAGCCGAAGCCTGCCATTTTTAATTTCCTCTTATTTAATCTCTTTTAATTTCAACGCCGCCGTAAGTATCACTTTGAAGCCGTTGAGCTTCTTTAGAATCTACTACAGAAGGGTTGAACCTTTTTTCTTGTTCTAATTGTTCTAAGGCTTTACGTTTTTGGTCTTCTTGATAAATCACTTCCGGAATTTCCATTAAGATACCATAATGTCCTAGTTGACCACCATTACTGGGGTTAACTATTTTTCTAGACACATCACCCAATTGAGAACCGCCTTGAATTCGGCCATCTGAAAAAAACTCATCTTTTCCTTTCACTGGCGCCCATCCTTTGCGAATAAATTCTGCTATTCGACCTGGTTTATCATTGACAATACGTCTTTTAAATCCTGGCCGTTGTTTTGCTGTTAATGCGTTATCTAACACTAACGATTTTCGATCTTCTCGAATTTTGTCGGCAATATCTTCTGCTGACATATTAGAATAATCGGGCATTTGGTTTTCTACAACATTCCCAGTTATTTCTTCAGTTTCTATAATTTTTTTAATATTCATTTTGCACCCTTCAAGCTTGTAATATATTTTTCAATAGCAATACCACGAGTTTTTAAGAATTGGGCAACTTCTTTTTGCTCTTTTGTTAAATCCCCGTATGATAAATCTTGTGTGGTTGTGCCATCACTACTATTTCTATTTTGATCCTTTTCGAGTGCTGGTTTTGATTTAATTATTCCAAAATAATCAGGGAATTTCTTTAACATATCCTTTTCAACAATAGCAACATGCTCATCTGGGGAAAGGTTTTTATCTTTTAAATCAATAAAACGATTTTCTACAAATTTGCGAATATCAAATGCATCTAAAGACATGTCATTTATCATTTCATGATATTTCATATCAAAAGCATTTAAAGGATTCATTACTTGGATGGGATTGGCTAGTTTATGTTTTTCTTCATAAATCTGATCAATTGCTTTTGCATCTCCAGCACGTATAGCGGCCTCTTTCCGAGCCTCTATATCTTTCAAGGCCTGTTGATAAGCTTGCTTTTTTTGTTCTTCCATATGAGTCGATAAAGCAGCAAGAGTTTGTTTTACTTCCTTTAATTCCTTCCCACGAGGTTCTAAATTTTCCATAGCATACTCAATAAATGCTTGTGGTGATTTATCTCCTTTTTCTGGATTCCACCCATATTTTGTAGCCAAGGCTATATAAGGGTCTTTAACTGTTTCCTCAACAGTTGCTATAACTTCTTCTGTCATTCTTCTATCTCTACAATTGCTAATATATCTTCATCATTAATAATCATGGTTAAGCCGCCATCATTTTCGGTAGGCACTTCACTCCACGAGTATTTATTAACTAGTACATGGTCACCTTCTTTTGCCCACAATGTTTTTCTATCGGATTCAATTTTGCAACTAATTCCTCGTTGTAACACTTTAGCCACACAGACATCCCTTTTTGCTCTTTCCATTGAATTCGCAAAGTCTAATACTATTTTAGATTCTCTTGCCCGTTTACATAATTCATCCTCTAATAATTGAACTACGTACCTGTTACCACAGGGTCTCAACACCTTCACTTTCATCTTCTTTTAAATCCTCTTTGGTTATATTTAAGATCATATTCCACGCGTTGATTAATCCTATCTTATAGGCTAATTTCTCAGGATGTTCTACATCCTCCCATGATGGGATGGATAATTTTTCATTATTAATTAAATCCTCTACAAAACGCATTAATGCTTTTGTATGCTGGGTTTCTTTCCAGCCTTCAAAGTTGCGTAACAACATCGGTACCACCTCCTGGTTTAGATTTTGCCCCTACGGCTGTAGGAGCTTGGCCACCACTTGACAATAAAGATTGGTAGCGATCTAGTGTTTTAAATTCTAATTCTTTTGCCTGTAAGGCTGCAAGATTGTTCTGTTCTACATGGTTTAATACAGCGGTTCCTTGCTGCGTATTAGTTTCAGATTCTAATCTAGCAGCATCTAACTGTACTTTTGCCGTGTTTGTAGCAGCATCATGCTGCATTTTACCCACTCTACCTTGAGCTTCAATAATTCTTGCATTAGACTCTTGAGCTTCTTGGTGGGATTTAGCAATATTTAATTGTGTATTAATAGGTAATATTTGAGTATTAGCATTATTTGATTGCGCTTCTGATTGTAGTTTTGCTACTTCGGCCATTAATTTTTGAACTTCTGGCGATGGCGGTGCATTAGGGTCCGGTTTAGGCAATAATTTATCAATTACTTCTTGATCTAAATTCATAGATTCCAAAAAATAATGTTGCACGGCATAAGGATCTAATCCTGGTAAACTTAATAGTGTCTGCGCCCTAACTAATCTCTGGGTTTCTGTTGCGGCGGAAGGATCCGCAATAGGGACAACATCCATTTTAGAAGTGTTAAAATCAACACTAACATCCGCCATAGGATCATCCATAACCTCTTGATAAATAGTATTTTTTAAATATTCTTGATTTAATTCAAAAATCTTTTGATATTCTTTTCCTAAAGCTAAAAATAATCTTTTAGTAATAGCGCTATAGATTTTTAATCCTTGCTCGATCATTGCCATGGTGGTCGTGGCAGGAACATTTTGAGTTTCTCCCTTACCTTTCAATAAATCATTATTAGATACTAAATCCTTACTTGCATTAATAATTAATCCTAATAATTGGAATAAAGTTTGTGAGGGTTCCTTAGTAGGTAATGGAGTAATATAATCACTTAACTTACCCATACCAGAAACTTGTACAACTTTGAATTCACCACCCTTAAGGCTTACATCACCATTTTTTAACCTAACTTTACTATCAATAAAACCCCCTTGGGTATTACTTAAAGTTCCAGAATCAATTAACTGATTGAAAATACTATTAATAGTCGCATTTAAAGGTAGTAATAAAGTACCTAAACCTGTACCATAAAACCCACCATCAGGAGACATCAAAAATCTAAAAACAGTAAAATATTGATGTGCTACAATGCATTGTATTTGCTTTTTCTTATTATATTTAACTTCTTTGAATCTAGAAATTATTCGTAGAATTTCTTGAGTATTTTTATGTTGAGTAACAATATAAGGTTCTGCATAATCATCACCGTCTAAATCTAACCAACAGTGTTGTTCTAAAACTTCACATTCATCTTTATCATCAAATTGAGGCACATTCTCAGAACTTGCACTATCAGTTAGAGCTGGATAATCAATAGTATTGAATAATAAATCACAATTGATATCTTTATAAATACCTGCTCGCATTCTACAAACGATGTCGTTTTTTGACATTATAAGAATATGCGTAACTCTAGCAGCTTCGTCTAATGAACGGGCTTTATAATTTACTACGATTCTCTCGGGATGGCATACCTCAGAGCAAACCTCCTCAGTGATATAGTCATAATATGTTTTTTTAAACACGGTGCCTAATAAAGGCAGCATATGGAGTAATTGATCTAACGAGGCTTCCCAATCACCCATTAAACGAAGTAATTGGAAAGACATAAACTTACCTACTCTCTGAGCGCGTTTAAACTTTGCGTCATCAGGATCATTGCCAAATGTCATAGCTTTTACCACTTTGTCATTTTGGATAATCTCAGGGTATTCTCTTGCAGCAAAATCAATTACAGCTTGAGTTATTAAGGGAAATTTAATATCAGCGGCATCTTTCCATGGATAAGTTTTTTGTTCAGTTACTTGTTTCGCAATAAGCATTGCTTGCTTATTACTTTCTTTCCATTCTTTACGAGATTTTTCATCAAATTTATAACCACTATCAACTTTTGCAGCTATTTTTAATAATTCCTGCTCACTAAGAAGAGTAGCAATATTATCCGAACTTTGTAATTTTTTAAACGCAATAGCCATTAATCTAATATCCCGTTATCTTATCGGGACTTCTTCCCGATTTATTATAGAATGAATCTTCCTCTTCTAAATCTCTGTAATAATCACGTTGTGATATTCCAGAATCAACACCAGATACGATGGCATAACGCATAGCGTCTACAGCATGATCTAGTTTTTTAACAATTTGACCACGTTCGTCGCGGTGATACATACGCAATTCTTCTAAAAGTTTGTGGCATGTACTAAATATTTTTAATCTTCCCGCTGCAAAATATTGATTAACAATAGAAATCCCTGGTTCAACTGCATTTAATGCATTATTGAGTATTAACCCTTCTTTTTGATAAATATCCATTAAAGCTTGTCCGGATGATTTCTCACTCTGATTAGCTGCGGGATCTATAAACCCAGGTATATATTCACCTCGGGCTTTAATTGCGTGGGCGTGTATAACTGGGGGGGACTGCATTAAATAATGTTCGTCATAAATATATAATGTATTGGCATCTGGATTTTTAGCAATCCACACATTAGCTGTTACATTCCAGCCCACATCCATACCATAAAATCGTGGAAAATGCA